TGAAGGGCATTTCGTAGTACGAACCGGCCGGCATTTGCGTGGTGTACACCGTCGTAGACGCGGTGCCGGAGTTCAGCAGCAGATAGCACACCGCGCTCGAGTCGTTGAAGAAGGTCGCGCCGACCCGGGCTGTGTTCGCGGCCAGCAGCTGCGTCGACGACGTCGCGGCGGCCACGCTTGTCGGCGTCGACCCCGGGACAGCGTTCGTGGTGACATCGAGGCCGGCCACCGGCTGTTACACCTCGATCTCGACGTTGAGCCGGATCGAGTGCGACGCCGGCAAGGTATTACCGATGTTGACGAACGCAAATCCGTTCGCGGTGCCGATCGCGCACACCATCTCCTCGACGAACTCGTACGGCAGGTCGAGGGTCGACTGGGTGTTGAACGGGATCACGGCGACCGGGTTCGCCGCCAGCGTCGGTCCGGTCGTGCCGATCGTCGTCGCGGTCGTCGCGATGACACCGACCGTCGGATCCGTCTGCGGGGTCCACGTCTCGAACGGCTGCCCGAGCACCGCCGCGGCAAGGCCGGTACCGGCCGGTGCGACGGTCTGCCGGTACACGCCCACCGAGACCTGCTGCGACGTCGGCACGGACGCGCCGGCGATCACACCCAGCTGCAGGCGGCGCAACCGGAAACCAGAGGTGGCGGAGGCACCCCAGTAGCCGAGGTACCCGTTGACAGTGGTGGTGGCGTTGACGCCGGCGAGCTGAGCCGCCTGACTGAGCAGGGTTGCGCCGTAACGGGCCATGGGAGGATTCCCTTCGCTTCACTTTTTCAGATTCGGGCCATGGCCTTGCAGCCACGCTGCTCACGTCAGACGATCTTCACGAGGCGAGGTCTCTCCTCAGTCCATCAGACCCGGGGGCGATCACCAGCAGGTCAGACACGTCGAACCGTCGGCGGTTCAGCCGACCAGGACACCCCGGTAGGAGGCAGCAACGGCGGCCGCCGATGGGGTCAGCTGCAGGCCTCCGCCCGTGGTGGCGTAGCGGACCGCGTAATCGTCGACGGACTCGCTGACTACGGCGCCGACCGGAATTTCGTAGGCCTGCGCTGCCGTCTCCAGCACGGCACCCTTCACGTCATCCGGGACGGACGTGTAGCCGTACGTCAGGTCGACGTCGACCTGGTCCGGCAGATAGGACCACCAGGCACCGAAGCCGGCCAGCCGATAGAGGGCGTTCAGCCGCAGTGTCCAGCCGGTGATGGTCACACCGTTGAGGCGCACCGCCGACACCGCGGTCACCGGTTTGAACGGCAGCTCGAGCTCGGTGCACGGGCCTCCGCGCGTCGAGTAGGTGACGGTCGTCGCGGACCAGGCAGTGTCTGCCTCATGCGCAAACCTGCCCGAGGCGATCGTCAGGACCAGCGTTGCGCTGGCCGTGTCGAGATCCTTTTGCAGGTAGGAGGCCAACTCCGCCGCTGATGCATACAGAGCCATCGCTGGCCTCCTACCTGTTCAGATGAACGGTCAGCGAGCGATGGCGCTGGCGCCAACTTCCTCCGGCTTGACCCCGACCGGGGTCTGCTGCCAGCCGGCCGGCGTTAGATACAGGTCGGTGGTGTGCACCGGCCCGATCGTGGGCGGCGGCGGCACCTCACCCCGCGCGATCATCCGAAGCTCGTCGTCGGACAGCTTGTACGCGGAGACGAACTCTGCCGTCAGCGACGGGGCTTTCACCTTCGCGGCGACGAGCAGCTTGTCGCCCTTCAGCTCGTCGACGCCCGCGGGTGCGGGCTCATGCCGGCCCATCAGGCCGGCCGTGCCCGCCTTGACGTCGGCGTCGGCAGCCTTCGGGGTGGCCGTCTTCTGCGGTTCGATAGCCATACTCTCCTCGCTCAGGTCAGGGTCGTGCCGACGCGGAAGGCACCGGCGGTCGAGACGTCGGCGCCGGTGCGCCAGAAGGCGTACCACGCACCTTGACCGGTCGGCCGGCGGTTCGAACCGAGCACGATCGGGTCGTAGACGACCGACATGCCCACCCGGTCGACGATGTAGAACTGCCGCATGTCTCCGTACGCCAGCACCTTGTTGCCGGTGGTGAACGTGCCGACCACCGAGGTGGACTCGAGCAGCGGCTTGCCGAGCAGGGTCGGGACCGGACCGCTGTCGTTCACGATCGACGTGGTGGAGCCGGTGAACGACGGCACGTTGCGCAGAGTGTTGATGGTGGTCAGGTTCGCCAGCCACACGTTTTGCGCCCGCGGACCCCGCCAGCGGGCCGGCAGGGCGCCGGACAGGCTGTACACCGATGCGGCGGTCGGGCCGGTCGCGGCGGTGCCGGTCGCGAGGCCCAGCGTGGTACCGCGGGCCATCACACCGTACGGCTGGCCCGAGCCGGTGCCGACCGCGAACGCGGTCTCCTCGATGCGGTCCTTGGCGTCGGCGAGCAGCTCGGGGAGCTGCTGCGCGAAGTCGGAGTCGGAGAGCACCTCGAACGAGCCGAACAGGTACGCGTCGGCCTTCTGCGGGGTGATCTTCAACTGGCCGACGGTCGGGGTCGCGTCCGCAGACTCGATGCCTTCCGCCGTCCACTCCGCACTGACGCCGGCCGAGGTAACGCCGTTCCAGTCGTTCGTGGTGGTCGTCTTGACCGTGGCGTACTGCCGGTACGGGTTCGCACTGCCGTTGTTGGTCAGGATGATCGTCGGGTCCAACGTGAACGGGACCAGGTAGCCACCGTTCGCCGGGGTCAGCGACAGGGCGGCACGGGTGGAGAAGCCGCCCGGGTCGGACAGGTACTGCTCGAACGCGGCCAGGTACTCCGGTGCGCCGGTCACCAGGATCTGCTCGGCAAGTGCAGCGCCGAACATCTTGCCGCGCTTGTAGATCAGATTGGTGGCGTGCTCGGCGGCGTCGTGGTCGAGCGCCCAGTGGTCCTGCCGGTTCGCGTACTGCTCAATCGCGGCGGCCGCCCGGGAGCGGACCTCCGACGGGGGCAGCATGTGGGTGCGCACCGAGTCGAGGTCAGCGAACGGGTCACGCTTGGTGCGGGTCACCAGGTCCGGAGCGCCGCGCTCGGCGTGCGTTTCCTCGCGGCTGGCTTCGACCTGCGCGGTGCGCGTCACGTTGGCGATGCGCTCCTCGCGCTCGGCGAGGGGCTTCAGTTCCTCGTTCAGGATGTCGGCCTCGGCGAGCAGGTCGTCGAAACGCTGGTGCGTCGCCTCGTCAGCCTCGCCTTCCCGGTCGATCTTCTCCAGTGTTGCCATGTCGGACCGGATGGACTCCATCCGGGTGCGGATCTCATCCGCGCGCTTCAGACCCATGAGCGGGTCACTCCCATCCTCGGGCGATACGAGCTGCGCGGATGCGCATGCTCAGGGGGATGGACCGGGAGTGGCGCGGGGCCGGGTCGTCGGTCGCTGGTTCGGCGGAGTCCGGGTCATCCGGAGTGCCGGTGGCGTCCACCTCGGCCGAGTCCACCTCGTCGAGGGGAGTAGCCAGGTGGTCGAACTGGTCAAGTTGGTCGAGCAGGGCCGCACGCCGGTCGGCGGGGGCGGTGAGCAGGGCGCCGAGAACCTGCTGCGCCCGGATGCCAGTAATGGCCGCGCCCGCGAACGCGGGGAACGGCGTCGGCCCGAACTCACGCATCGCGACCTCGAGCCGGGTAACGGTCCGCAGCCGGCCGTCAGCGCCTTTGCGGAACCCGCCGGAGGGCCGCCGCGGGTCGGAGCGGACGAACCGGCCGCCGTACGACTGCGCCTTGACCGAGCCGAGCCGAATCTGCTCGAGCACCTCGTCGGCGAGCGGCGTCCGGCCGTACTCGCTGACGGTCAGCACGCCGTGCTTGTCGACGCGGACCTCAGTCGACACGCCGATCGGCACCGAGCCGCGTTCCGACGGAGTGCCGGCGAGCGTCATGCCGTGGTGGTAAACGACCGGGAAGCTGCCCTGGTGGTGAGCGATGGACCGATTGAACGCCGTCCGGTCGTTCATCTCGTAGTAGTGGCCGTCCTGGTCGACGATCTCGGCCGGCTCGTCGAAGATCGCCGCGTACGCCTCGACGGTGCGACCGGTCCCGCCGGCACGGATCCGGATGTCGTCCAGGGCGACGGCGCGGACGAAGTCGGTCATGGCTTTACTCCCGCCGTTATCGCCGGTACGGCACCGTTCAATGAGATGCCGTTACTGCTGGGTGAGAGCGTGCCGGGCGGCTGGAGCTGCACGGACACCAAACCTGAGTGGACCAGCAGGGTCGTGTCCTCGGCCTCGACCGCCGCGGCTGCGGATGCCGGCGTAAACCCGTCCCGCACGTACGCGACGATCGTCTGCGCCTTGATCAGCTCGATCTCAGCGGCGTCTTTGCGGTCTTCCTGCAGGAAGCTGATCTCAGTCTTGTCGTACCAGAGTTCGGCGTCGACCGGGCCGGGCACGATCTGTGACAGTGCGGCGAACATGCTCGACCACAACGGGATCAGAGTGCGGTCGGCGACCAGCCGGCACGCCGCCCGGAAGTTCCCGGCGTTCAAGCTGGAGCCGGACATGCCCTCCGACAGGGCCGCAACAACCGGGTGCACGCCCGATCCTGCCGCGATGCGAGTCTCGCCGGCGCCCTGAGTTGCTTTGAAGTCCAGCTGGTGCAGGTCCTTGCCCACGATGTGCGGGGTGGCGCCCTGAAGGGCCAAGGTGCGGTAGGCGTTGTTCGCACCGGCGTGCGCCGAGTTGATCGTCTGCAACATCGCAGTGAGGTGTTCCCGCTTCACCGACGGATCCAGCGACAGGATCAGCTGCGGGGTTGCGCCGTTCTCGAAGAACTTGCCCTTGTGGATCGTCGCGCCGAGGTCCGCGTCGACCTCGCGCAGGGCGGCGGTCGGCCACGGCACACCACGGTACGCGGCGAGCGGGTCCGGGATGGGTGCCCACACGGCGACCTCATCGGCAAGCAGGATCTTCGGCTCACGGCCGGAGCCCTTCCCGCCCGGGTGGTACATGATCCCGAGGAGGTCGGCGTCAAGAGCGAACCGTGCCTCCTCGTCCGGCTCCTCCTCGGAGCCGAGGATCATCGTCACCCAGTCGGGGCGCATCCGCAGCAGCCGGTCCGGGCGCTCCCGGCGGCGGCCGACGAACGCGGTACCACCGAACGCAGCGTCGAGTTCCATCTTCGCGGCGAGGCTGGCGAAGTTGCCACCCGGCCACGGCCTCTCGAGGACCGACAGTTCCTGGTTGCCGAACAGGTCACCACGGCGGCCGTTACGCAGTCGCCGCCACGCCGGCCGGGCCTGCGACAGCAGCGCCATGCGGGTGAGCTCGCAGGCGAACACGATGGCGTTGCCCTTGAACGCGTTACCGACCAGGGATGCGAAGTCCCCGCTGATGCCCTCGTGGTTGGGCTCCCACGCGGTCAGCACGTTGTTCCAGTACTGGTTGCCCTGGAACAGGTGGTAGTCGTCGTGACGGGCCGCCGGGGCGGCAAGCGAGCGAGCGGTGGCGCGCAACAGGTTCGTCACCGCAGACGCTCCTCCCGGTCAGGGTCGAACGACTCCGGCTCGTCGACGTCGTACAACAACACCATGTTGGCGACCAGGCCCACGCCCGCGGCGAGGACACCCCAGCCGTAGCCGAGTTCCCAGCCGACGCCGGCCGCGATCAGCAGCACGCCGAGGAAGTAGCCGATCCGGGCACGGGTGGCGCGGCTGACCTGGCGCTGCCGGTTCGTGGGCTTACGCATCGAGCCACATCGCCCACGGCTCCTCGGTCTCCGGCACGTTCAGCGCTCCGTCCTCGATGGCCTGCCCGCGGGCGGTGTAGGCGAGGACTGAGGCGACCGCAGCGTCGATGAGTTGCCCCGTGCCGCGCTTGGCCATCTTCAGGTAGTGCTGCGGAATGTCCTCGTCCTCGCCAGGGCGGACCCGCTTGCGGGAGCCCTTGACCAGGACGGCGTTCTTGCAGTGCCTCGCGAGAACCTCGTCGCCGTCGTTGCGGATCTGGCCAGCGGCGAACGCCGTCGTGAACCGCTCGATCGCCGCGTCCATGCGCCGCTCGACGTTCGTCGGGAACTCCACGACCTGCTTCGGCCACCTGCCCGACCAGGTGTCCAAGTAGTCCTGCCAGCGGTAGGGGTCGGCGAACATCAGCGTCACGTCGTACGCCTCGAATGTCTCGGCCACGACCTGGTCGACCTCGGCCGACGGGACCTTCCATTGCAGCGCACCCGGCGGCCGCTCCCAGGTGCGCAGCTGGAACAGCTTGCCGTCCGACATCCGGGCAGCGATCAGCGACGTCGCGTCACGTGCCTTGCTGCCGTCGAAGCCCAGCGCCACCGGTGTGCCCGGCCGCAGCGGCTCGCCGTCGTCCGCCAGCGCGTCCCAGCGGATCGGGTCTACGAACACCGACTCGCCGACGACGATCTCGTTCAGGAAGAACCGGCGCCGGTCCGCCTCGAGATACCGCGGTGAGCGGACCTCGTGCATGATTCGGCCGCGGATGTTCACCCAGCCGCCCCGCTCGCGGGCGGAGTCGCCGTACTGGCGCAGCAGCTCGGCGTACAGCACCTCGTCGTCGTCCAGGTCCTCGACCCGCTGCGGATCGACCGTGTCGATGTACACCCGCTCGTCACCGGAGTCGCCGGTGACCTGCGCCTCGGACCCTTCAGTCGGGTCCCACGCGTTGGTGAGCTCCTGCCAGCGGCCGTCCATACCGGCCACGTTCCGCTTCACCGCGCCGCACACCCTGCGGAAGCCGCCCTGCAGCGTGAACAGGTGCGACTCGGTGATGTTCACGAACGTCATCGGCGCGCCGAGGCGGGCCTTCGCCGACGTGGTGGCCGGCTCGATCTTCCCGCCACCCGGCAGGACGATCCGCGTCTGCCCGGCGTCCATGCCCGGCAGATCGACCAGCGGGCCGCCGCGCACCATGGACAGCATCGGCCGCCACGTGTTGTCGGTCTGTTCCTCGCTGGTGCCGAGCAGCACGATCAGCGGTGTCGGATACGGCGCACCGACCGGCTCGCCAGCGGCGTTCCAGCCATCGAACCGGGTCGGGCCGAGCGCCTCGGCCAAGCTGATCGCCGCACCACCGAACGGATCCTTGCCCCACTTCTGCGCCCGGCGCAACTGCCCACCGGTGTAGCGCAGCGCGTCAGGCGCCGGCCAAGGGGCGGCGTGCGGGTAAAGCCGATAGAAGTGGATCAGGTACGTCCACATCTCGTCGGTGAGCTTGAACGGCTCACCCTGCCGGTAGCCGTCCGGGACGACGCAGTGCGCCTCGATCCACTCGCCGACGTCGTACCCGAGCGTGGGGAACTCTCCCGGCTCGTTCGGGCCGCGCCACGGCATCAGCCGACCGCCTTGATCCGCCCCCGGGCGCCCTCCGACGTCTCCTGGCGCTTCTCGGCCACCTCATCCGAGGCCACCGTCCACATCAGCAGGCGCATCGCCTTCGGAGTCAGACCGAGGCGGTCCTCGAGCTGCCGAGCTTCCGCCATGGCGTCCTTCTGGAGCGCTTCGGCGGCCAGCGCCACCCGGCAGTACCGGGCCACCACCCGCGTCCATCCGAGCCGCTCCCACGCCACGGCCTGCGGTGTCGCCCACAACTCGGCCCACAAACCCGCCTCAGCGGACGACGCGCCACCGGCGAGCGGCCAATTCGGAGCCAGGCCCCGACGGCCCTCGGCGGGCAGCACCTGCGGACCCACGCGAGCGTTGCGGCGGGCCGGCTCGGGCTTCGGAGGCATCGGCATACTGCACCTCCGAGCAATAGTTACGATGCGTTAGTACACACAGAGTGATGATCAATCTGGCGACTACCCGGCGTGTGACCCTGCGTAGTCGTGGAACCGTACAGATCGCGAGGCGGA